GCCTGACCTGCGTGCTGCGTCCGAGGACGTGATGCTGTATCCGGCGTTGCTCGCCTGCTCGCCGAACTGGCGGCGTGGCTCGCAGGGCAACGTGGGCAGTTGCGTCGGCTGGGGCGCGTCGCTCGCCGTGGACGTGCTCGCCGCGTGCGACATCCACTGGCGGAAAGAGCCCGAGACGTGGAAGGGCCGCACGATTGAGGCGAGCCTGTACGGGTTCAGCCGGGTCGAGGCCCGCGGCCAGCGGACGAACACCGGCGGCGACGGGTCCACAGGCTTTCACGCGGCCAAGAGCATCCGCGACTACGGCTGCCTGCACTACGGCGTTGACTACTCCGGGACGATCATCCGCGAAGAGGGCAAGCAGGCCCGTGACCGCGACTGGGGCCGCACTGGCGTGCCCGACGTGCTCGAGCCGTTCGCCAAGGAACGGCGGTGCTCAGAGACGACGCTGGCCACGAACTTCAACGAGGCCGCCGCAGCGATCAGCAACGGCTACCCGGTCGTCGTGTGCAGCGGGCAGGGATTCAGCATGTCCCGCGACGCCGACGGGTTTTGTTCGGCCGGTGGGGTTTGGTGGCACTGCATGGCCTTTATCGGCGTCCGGTTCGGCAAGCGGCCGGGCCTGCTCTGTGCGAACTCGTGGGGCGACTCGAACACCACCGGGAAGCATTTCCCCGAGGACATGCCAGAGGCCGTCCGCAACTGCTCGTTTTGGGTGGACGCCGAGGTCGTGGACCGCATGCTGTCTGGCCGTGACTCCTACGTCTACGCCGGCTACAGCGGGTTCAAGCCGACCGCCCTGCCCGACAACTGGCTGCGAGGGATTCTGTGATGCGTTACCTGCTCGCCTTTCTCGTCGTCGCTGCCGGCTGCGTTGCCACGCTGCCATCGGACCACGGTGTCTCCGCTGACCTGGCCGCCGAGACGGCACGCATGGTCGTGCAGATGCGGCATGAGCCGGCCCCGACGCCAGCCCCCCCGAAGCCCGTCGTGCCAGCCGGCAAGTGCCCCAAGTGCCTCGGCACCGGACGCATGAGCACGGACGGCCGCATCGTCATCGCCTGCCCCGCGTGCAAGGGCACCGGAAAGGCATGCTCTGACGGGAGGTGCCAATGACCCGGGACGAACTTGACGCCTACGTGTGGTCGCAACTGAGCGTGCGAAAGCACGCCGCCGGCCGGCGCGTTGTCAGCCGCATCGTGGCGGACGCCGTGCGAGACTGGCCGTCGGCCGCCATGGCCAGGAGCGACCACGGCGAGGTCCAGGCGTTCGGCAGCATCTACGCCAAGAGCCTTGCCAGACGGCAGCAGCAGTACGGCATGGGCATCATCCTGACGCTCGTGCTGTCGGCCTTGATCAGCGAGGTCGTGAAGACGCTGATCCGCTGGTGGCTGGAAAGCCGCGACAACCGCGCAGCGATGCAAGCGATGCGGGAGACACCATGACCGAAGCAACGCGAGAAACCGTGTACGGCATCATCGAGCGGTGGGGATTTCCCACGCTCGTAGCCTTGGCTGCCGGCTGGGTACTGCGGAACGACGTGCTGCTGCCGCTCGTTGAGGAGCACCGGTCGTTCGTCAGGCAGTTGAGCGAGACGCAGCAAGGCATCGCCGAGGCCGTCCGCGAGCAGACGCGGCTGCTGTACGCACTCCAGCCACGGGAGACGAAGTAATGGGCATGAGCGGACGGCTACTGCGACCGAAGGCGAGCGGGTTCACCCCGCGCAGCATCAGCGGCCTTGCCGCGTGGTGGGACGCCTCTGACGCCGCGTCGATCACTACCGTCAGCGGCCGCGTCAGCCAGTGGAACGACAAGAGTGGCAACGGCGTGCACGCGACGCAATCGACGGCCAACAACAGGCCAGAGAACACGTCGCAGACGCTGAACGGACGCGCCGTCATGACGTTCGACGGGAGCAACGACATCATGTTGTTCACCGGCACGGCGCGAACCGACGAGACGCAGTTTGTCGTTGCCAGGAGCAACATGGTGGCCGGCGGGGTTTCCACCCAGCAGATAATTGGGAGTGGGAGTTCCGGGTTCGGGCTTGCGGCGACCATCAAAAACGATGGGAGTATCAATAGTGATTTGTGGGCCTACTGCGGCGGGTTTTCCGTTGGCACTACGACAGCGAGGTATTCATTCCCGGCCAACAACCCGCTGGGGCCGTCGGTGGCCTCGGCCATTCGGTCGTCGGCGTCAGGCGGCATCCTGCGGACGGACGGTGTGCAGCGTGCTACCTGCACAACCAGCAATTCGTACGCGCTCGCCAGCATTGGTGGCGCTGGATCGTCGTTCCCGTTGAACGGCTACATCGCGGAGATTGTGATTTACTCGCGCGCCCTGTCTGTGGCGGACGTGCAGCGCGTGGAGCGGTATCTCGGCACAAAGTGGGGCTTGACGGTCGCATGAGATACTTTCGCACCGCTAACGAGACGCTGTATGAGACGATCCGGCTGCAACTGGACGCCGCGTGGGGGCATCCGTCGGCAGACGGCAAGACGCTGACATGTTTTGACCCCGTGGCCGTCGCGCCCAAGGACCGTTTGGGGCGAGTAATGCTGGCAGTACATGACGAGTTTGCTACGTGGGAGCCGGCCGCCACCTTGCTGCCGCAGTTGCTCGGCAGCGGTGCCGTAGAGGAGATCACGCAGCAGACATACATGGCGGGGTTGCCGCCCCCCTACCCGCAAGCCACGCCGCAGGATCTCAACGTGGTGCCTGCCGGGCCGAACAGAGTCCGGCTGCTATGAGCAACCTCCGACGAAGTCGCTGGCGCAGGGTAGGCTGAAGCGAAAGGCCGTGCATCGGGCCATACCCGTGCCTCACAAGGAACCATAGCCATGTCCGAAGTCCGCATCCGCCGCAAGTCGAAGACGTTCGCGTTCACGCTCTCGACCGCCACCTCGGTCGCCAACACGCTGCCCATGTTGGACATGGCCGGCGGGCACATCGAGGTAGGCACCATGGTGACCGCGGCCACTCAGATCAACATCTGGGCCAGCGACACGACCAGCGGCCCGTGGTTCCAGCTGTACGACAAGGACGGGGCAGTCGTGAAGGTGACCCTCTCAGCGTCCACTACCGAAGGCCGTGCCTATGCCCTGCCCGACGAGGTGTTCGCCACGCAGTACATCAAGCTGCTGTCGGCCACCACGAACAGCACGGGCACCATCGGGACCGCCGTCTTCAAGGGCTGACGTGCCAGATCGAATACCGACGTTCAAGCCGCCGTGGGTCAACAGGAAGCCCAAGCAACGCAGCGGCATAGGCAGGGACCAGTCTCTGGCAGGCTACGGAAAGCGGTCATGGCGTTTGGCCAGGGCTGAAAGGCTGCTCCTCGACAACTGGCAGTGCCAGCAGTGTGGCCGGATCGTGACTGGACGCGAGGCCCACGTTGACCACATCGTCCCCAAGGCAGCCGGCGGATCTGACCTGATGGGCAACCTGCGGACGCTCTGCCGCAGTTGCCATAGCCGCAAGACCGTAATGGAAGAACAAGGCGGCGCGTTTGGCCCCATGGCAAGACGCAGAAAGGCTTGACAGATGCGGCAGCATGCGTGCATGAGCCATCGCTGCCATCATTTGTCGTGCGTTGACTGCGGCGCAACCGTTCCTGCATCTCGTAACGGCCGCAGAAAGCGTTGCCAGCCATGCCAGCGCGTCTACGACAATGCCGAAACGCGCAAGCGAGACAAGGCCCGCAGGGGTCGCCTGCGAGCGGCACAGGCGGCGTGTGAGCATGGCCTGCCTGAGTATGAAGTGCTGCGGGATAATGGCCACCGGTGCAGGGCGTGCGGCGTGGTGCTGTGGCTTGATGCCGGCATGGCCCCGTACTACTGCCGACACTGTCACAACAGCGACGAGGTAGTCAGCGTCATCGTAGGCGTGTTTGGCATGCTCATCGGCGCGTGCATTGGCGATATTCGGGATTGCCGTGTGTGTGGCAGGCCTTGCGTTTCAGGAAGGCAAGGAAGAAACACATCGACGTGCAGCAGAGCATGCGGACGTGAATACGGGCGGCAGAAGTCGAGGGATAGGTATGAGCGTCTCACTGGAGTGCGCCTTGTTCCAGTGTCCGCCAGCAGGTCGTGCAAGTATTGCCGATGCAGCATTCAGACTAAGCATCGCAACGGAAGAGGGCGTTCGTCCTGCGACGAGTGCAACCTATACCGCGGAGATTACAAGTCTCGGGCCATTCTGTACGGTGTGCCATACACCCACGTCTCGCGTCGCATGGTGTTTGAGCGTGATGGATGGCGGTGTCAGTTGTGCGGGCACGCTGTGCTGAGGAAGGCCAAGCGGCACAAGGTCACAGGAAGGCTTCACCCAAGGACAGCAAGCCTTGACCACATCATCCCAATGGTTAGGGGCGGCCCTCATGTTGAGCAGAACTGCCAGTGTGCGTGCTTGTCGTGCAACGTCAGGAAAAACGCCAAACTGATAGGCCAAATGAGGCTGTTTTAGCGGCCGAAAAGTGAAAAATATTTGAGCAAACGAGATTAATCACGTGCGGGGCAGCGTGCGTACGCGGCATCGAAATCGCCCGGGTTTTTCACACATTTAGCGGCACGGGACGTGTCCTTAGCCGGCCGATTAGCAGGAGGCCACCATGGCAAAAGCAGGGCGGCGGCCGAAGCCGACGGGTCTACGAATCCTTGAAGGCACCGCGAAAAAGCGTGCAGGCCGCGAGCCCAGCATGCCGCCGGGTGTTCCGCCGATGCCCGAGCGTCTCGCGGTGGACGAGGTGGCCGTGGCCAAGTGGCACGAGCTCGCCGGCATCCTGACTCGGATGGGCGTCCTGACGACCGGCGACGGCGAAGCCCTCGCGACGCTGTGCGAAGTCCACTCGGCTGAGCAGTCGTGCCTGCTCCAGTTCCGTGCTGGCGGTGCGGTGATGCACACGGACCTTGGTGGCGTGAAGCCCAACCCGGCCGGGCCGATGTACCGCTCGTTGGTTGCCATGAAGGCTAGCCTGTTGTCAGAGTTCGGGCTGACCCCCTCGTCGAGAACGAAGCTTGCCACGCAAGTCGAAGTCAAAAAGGACGAGCTCGAAGAGTTCTTCGCCCACGGCTAAGCATCGTCCTGGCATCGACCAGGCGAAGGCCGACCGGGTGTACCGTTTCTTCGAGACGGTGCTGAAGCACTCGAAGGGCCAGACGGCCGGGCAGCCGTTCCTGCTGCTGCCGTGGCAGAGGTACGTGCTGGGCGAGATCTTCGGCCGGCTGAAGCCTGACGGCACTCGGTTGCATCGCCAGGCGTACATCGAGATCCCCAAGAAGAACGGCAAGTCCACGCTACTCGCCGGCATCGCCCTCTACATGCTGGTGGCCGATGGCGAAGCCGGGGCTGAGGTCTACGGTGCAGCATCGGATCGCGAGCAAGCTGGCATCATCTACCGGGAGGCCGCGTCGATGGTCCGCTCGTCGCCGGCCTTGTCCAAGGTGCTGGAGGTGCTCGACTCGCGGAAGACCATCGTGCATCGCGGCAGCAACTCGTTCTACCGAGTGCTGTCGGCGGATGCGTTCCGGGCCGAGGGGCTCAATATCTCCTGCCTGCTGTTCGACGAGTTGCACGCTCAACGGGGCGACCGCCGGCTATGGGATGCCCTTCGCTACGGCGGTGCTGCCCGGCGTCAGCCGCTGGTGCTGTCGATCACGACGGCGGGCGAGGCGAACAAGACTCACTTGTGGTACGACCAGCACGACTACGCCGAGCGGTGCATCGCCGACCCGACGTTCGACCCGGCGTTCTTTGGCTGTATCTACGCGGCGGACCGGGAGGACGATTGGAAGTCGCCGAAGATCTGGCACAAGGCCAACCCCTCGCTAGGCGAGACGATCAGCGAGGAGTCATTCGCCGCTGACTGCAGGGAGGCTGAGAACTCTGCCACCAAGCTCAACGCCTTCCTGCGGTACCGGCTGAATATCCCCACGACCAGCGACATCCGGTGGATTCGTCCTGACCAGTGGGCGGCCTGCGGCGTGGAGCTCGAGCCGTTGGAGGGGCGGCCGTTCTGGGCGGGGCTGGACTTGGCGAGTACGTGGGACACGTCGGCATTCGTGGCTGTGTTTCCCGACGAGTCTGGCCGGTACGACGTGGTGCCGATGTTCTGGTGCCCCGAGGCCAACGCCGCTGAGCGGGAGCGGACTGACCGGGTGCCCTACACCCAGTGGGCGAGGGACGGATTCCTGCGGCTGACGGACGGCAAGAGCACGGACTACGCCACCATCAAGCGGGACATCATGGAGTTCTGCGGCCGGTTCCAGCCGAAGCAGATCGCCATCGACCGATGGAACGCGACGATGCTGGCACAGGAGCTCGTTGCCGAGGGCTTGCCGGTGCAGATGTTTGGGCAAGGGTTCGCGTCGATGAGTGCCCCGGCGAAGCGTCTGGAGGCACTCACGATCGACGGCAAACTGCGGCACGCTGGGCATCCGGTGCTAGGCTGGCAAGCAGGAAACGTAGCGGTACAGAGCGACCCGGCCGGCAACATCAAGCCCAGCAAAGCCAAGAGCACGGAACGCATCGACGGCATTGTGGCTCTGGTGATGGCGATTGGCACGCACATGGGCGAAAGCCTGACGCCGCAGGCAATGCCCGAACTTTCCTTCTGGTGAACACCGCATGGATGCGACGCTCCCCGAGATCCGCTGGCTTGAGACGCGGATGAGCCGCTGGGATGACCTAGTTGCGGCTGCTGCCGAGTCTGGCGTGCAGGTGACCCCCGAGACCGCCATGCGGACGGCGGCGTACATGGCCTGTGCCCGCGTGGTGGCCGAGACCGTCGCTTGCCTGCCGTTCCACGTCTATCGCCGGCTCGACGACCATAGCAGCGAGCGGGCCAAGGATCTGGCGATCTACAACGTGCTCGCCAAGCGGCCGAACCGCTACCAGACCCGGTACCAGTGGGTCGAGCAGATCTGCCTGCACATGGGGTTCTACGGCAGTTCCTACCAGTACAAGTTCCGCGGCCCCGATGGGCAGGTGACCGAACTGCGGCCGCTGAACCCGGCCGGCATGAAGGTCGAGCCGGACGACGAGGGCACAAAGACGTACCTGTTCACGGACCCGAAGACGGGCCGGCAGACGATCTACCGCGACGACCAAATCTGCCACATCCCGTGGATTTCGTTCGACGGCATTCACGGCGAGGTGCCGATTGAGTTGGGCCGGGATGCCATCAGCCTGGCCCGCAGCCTGGAGGGATACGCTGCCACGTTCTATCGCAACAACGCCCAGCCGGGGCTGATCCTGACGACCGACCAAGTGCTCAACGAGGAGCAGCGGCGAGGGCTTCGCGAGTCGTGGAACGCCCGGCACAAGGGGGCGAGGAACGCTGGCGAGACGGCGGTGCTGAGCAACGGCCTCAAGGCCGACACGATCACGGCCACGAATCAAGAGAGCCAACTGGCTGAGCTCTGGATGCAATCGCTGCTTGCGATATGCCGCATCTGGCGGATGCCGCCGCACATGATTCAGGAGTTGGGCCGCGCGACGTGGGGCAACCTGCAGAGCGAGATGGTGTCGTTCGAGAAGTTCACGATTGCCCCGTGGCTGCGGCGGATCGAGGGTGCGATTGAGCGGGACGTGCTCCCCGAGGACGGCGAGTTGTACGCGGAGTTCCTCGTCGAAGGGCTGCTGCGGTCGGACATCACGACGCGGTACCAGGCGTACGAGATCGCCATTCGCAATCGGTGGCTGACGCCCGACGAGGTGCGGCAGAAGGAGAACCTTGGGCCGATGCCAGAAGGCGACGACTCGCCGGGCGAGGTTGAGGACACGCCGGGCGGCATGGTCGAGGACGTGGCCGAGGAGCAGGACGGAACCAGCGAAGACACGCCGGCACAAGATACCCCGAGCACGGAGGCGAGCGATGGCTGACGAGATGGACGTGGTGGCGGTGGCGACGGAGATCGAGCGGCGCGACTGGGAGTTCGCCGACGACGGCGGCGTGGCTGTCGAGACTCGGGCCGACGGCCGCACGGTCCTGTCTGGCTATGCCGTTCGCTACAACACCACCTCGGTGGACCTTGGCGGGTTCCGCGAGACCATCCTGCCGGGGGC